TAGTAGCCGCAACCACAGAGGCTTTGGCATCAATACCTTGGGCAAGTGCATCCACATAACCCTTGGTAGCCGCATCAGAATCGTTTGTAGGGCTTGCCAAACCAGTAATGGTTGCTGATGTACTGCTGTCCATGTCCAATGAGCCAGAGATGGTCACATTGTTGAATGTAGAAGTACCAGAAGCAGCAGTTACATTGCCCGTCACATTACCTGTAATATTGCCAGTGACGTTACCCGTGACATTTCCTGTCAAATTACCCGTCACATTACCTGTGACTGCACCTGTCAATGGGCCACTAAAGCCAGTATTTGCAGTGATGTTCGTGCCAGTAATAGCAAGGGGAGAAGAACCACCAATAACCGCACCATTGATTGTTCCTGCACTAATGGCGGCAGAAGCAATCGTAGCGGCTGTGCTAACAGTAAGGTTAGTAAAAGTACCCGCTGCGGCAGTTGTTCCACCGATAACCGCACCATTTATCGTACCGCCAGTAATCGTGGCAGAGGAGTTATCTGTCTTTGTAGCTATAGCAGTAGCAATGTTATTGAACTCTGTGTCAATCTCAGTACCTTTAACAATCTTTAAAGGATTGCCAGGCGAAAGATTATCTTTAGACGCAAAGTTAGTGGATTTTGAATAATTAGACATGGTTTATCCTATCTTGCCTTCTTTGGCTTGAAGTTCAATTTTCTGAATTGACAACTGAGTGCCATTGATAGTGGCTTCGTAACCAGTTTGTACGATTTTACCCGCACTAGACGCATTACTTGTTAATGCTTTAATTGGAATGCCACTTGAGTAGTCTGCAACCGCATATTCTCCAATGCCATACTCAAAGTAGCCTTGAGGTGGAATAAAGACGTTCTCTGACTGATAAGCACCTGAATAGTCAAAAGCCCACTTGATTGTAAGGAACTGGTTAGAGCCACCAATCACCACGGCAGTAATGGACTTCAGAATAGAAATCTGATTGGGATTACCTAAGTCAGCATTGTTTGTGTAGTACGAGAATCGGTAAGTAGTAGCATCATCAAGATAACCACCATATTTACCAATATAGCCATTCTTGCCAATGTATAAATCACCATTACGCAACGATCTTAGTGCCGTTGGTGAAATATTGTCCCATTTGGTTACACGGGAAGCACCATCTTGAAGACTCTGCTTTGTATCAAAACAGTAGACTTGCAAAGTAGCTGGCAAAACTAAAAGATAAAAAGCGTTCTTTTCTGAATAAACAGATTTAACGTTTGCTAGTGTTTCTCCCGCCAAGGAAGATTCCAAATCAAAACGAACATTCTTAGAAAGGTCTCGCAATGGAGCAGACTTCTCTTGAATTGTCCTCATCAGTGAACGAACACCTGAGTCTGACAAGAAAACAACGTCAGTACCAATACTTTGAATGGTATCCCTAGCGATACATCCAATAGAGCCTACTGTGTCGCTCAGAACAAGAGATGCGGGAGTAGAAGCACCAGAGTAAACAAGAATCTGCTTCTTACCAAAGATAAACAAGAAATCATTGTGAGCTGCCAAACCCATGACTTCATCTGCACCATTAGGCCACACACGGGAAACATCCAATGAGCCTGAAGTACCACCACCCCATACATGACCTGCAATCAGATCAGAAAAGGTAACAGTTACTTTGTCTGTAGATGTATTAGCCACCCACAAGCGACCAAAAGCTGAAATGCAGATGTTTGCTTGGGGAACTGTAGCTACATAACCAGACTTCTCAGAGACTCTGCGATAAGTAGTTGTACTTACGGCAGGGTCATAAATCAAAGGATCGTGACCAGTTTGGAAGAAGTATGCAATGCCATTCAAGGATGCACATTGCCAGTTACTTGCTGAAATAGTAGGAGCAGAGCCACCACCACCATAGGTCAACTCAGTCACCGCATTAGCCGCACCAAGTTTAAATATCTTGTTGTTGCCAGCAAACAGAACAGTCAAAGTTCCATCGTTTTGAACTAACTCATGGATAACACCAACATCGTTAGCACCCAAAGCACCAGAAGATGAGTTAACCCTTGACCAACCTTTTCTAGCACCAATACGACCATACTGATCCAAGATTACGTTAGTCGCAACCAAGGCAAAGCCAGCCCCTAAATCAAGGGGGGAATCTTCAGTATTCAGGCCATAAAAGCCTGGTGCTGAGAGACTGTAACTTTGGAGTGCTGATGCCATTAGACCGCCACAAAGTTGTCTTCAGGATAACGAGTGCTTTCCAATGCAATAGCATCAGAGAGCATCCCTCTAAACAAAGCATAAGCCTCATTAGAGTTTGTTCCACCATCTTCACCACGCTCAATTAAAGCACGAGCATAAGCACTTTGAGCAACCAAATAGTCCAAAACTTTGACAGAAGTGCCATCAGCAGACAGATTAGCCTGTGGGACAGTTACATCAAACTTAAGTGTATAAACACCATCAGGAACTGGAAACAAATCAATCTTTGTATCGCCATTGCCATCTACACCACTAAAACAGAACTCTGAGGGAATAGACTGTGAAGGTGTACCAAAGTTAAGTTTGCGGTTCATGTCCGCAACAGTGGTGTTATCTAGGGTAATAACACTTGTAGTATTGATAGCATCGTTAACACGAAACTTCTGACCAACACCCGTCAAAGCATAGGAACTTGTACCAGAAGTAGTAGTAACTGTGATTGTCTGAGATAGTACATTCCATGAATAACTATCTTCAATCTGACGCTTACCATCATTGACAAACTTGCCAATCAAAGAAGAATAGGTTGTTTCGCCAACAGTAGATACTGTGCTTTCACGCAAGCGAACCAACACATCGTTAACAAGTTCTAAGTAGGTCATGTTCGTTGCGCTCCCTGAACCTCAAATGTTGCAATAAAACTGAATGTACTACCCGCTTCAGTAGTAATTTGAATCCTATCGCCTTCTTCTAAAACGATATAAGCAACACCATTAAATTCAAGATATTCTTTAGAAGTTAAGGTGTAAGCAGTGAGAATATCCAAGGTAGTAGCAGAACTTGCGTCATACCATTGAACAGTAATGCTTTTAGTCGAGCCACCAGTGTTGTGAATGTACATCACAGTAAACTTGGCGTAATAACCCGTAGGAACTGTATAAACAGTTGTCAGCGTTGCGGCTGTTGGGTTAACTCCGACAGATACTGGTCTCACTTCATATTCCTCTTAGAGATCGCTTTAGCCTTAGCTTTAGCGTCTTCCTTGGACGTTGCGCCCCAAGCTCTAAGAGAAAGTAAAAGTCGGGTAGGCTTTCCATCTTTCATCTCAGCGCCAGGCATATTGCCCATTCGTGCTAAAAAACTAGATCGTCGACCTGAATTACCCGTTTTTAAAGGCGCTTTTAAGTTCAGTCCCTCAGTCCTTTTGTAGAACTCTCGACCTTCCTCATTCAATCCGCCTTTTGGATTCTGGTATTTTTTTAAGACCATAATGATCTTTCCCTGAAGTGTACACCAGCTTGAAGTGGAAGTGCAATAGCTAAATCAAAATCTAAGCCATTTCTTAGTCTTCGCATAAGAGTTGCTGGCTTCATGTTGACCATTTTCGCAATTTCACTTGTTGACCGCAATTCGCCTTGATACATACGTTTACCAGCATCTGGATCAATTTTCGTATGTTCTGATGGGTCACCATAAATCTTTGTTGCTTTCCAGATTCTTTGGTATCCAATTCCTGTTTTTCTGGCAATTTCAGCCAAGGTAAGATTTTCACCTTCAAACAAGTATCTTTTGCTATTTCGACGATTATTTGCTTGTTCAATGCTAGTTGACCATTTCACATTTTCTGGTGAATAGCCTTTATTTACATCAATTCTGTCAAGAGAATAATCCTTTGAAGGTCTTAACCCAACATCTTTGATAAATTGATAAAAACCATCGTCACCATGCCATGATGGATGTACATCAATGCCACGACCACCATAGTTTTTGTAATCAGGGCTTACTTTTGAATAGCATCGATAAAAAAGATGTTTCCATGTCCCATGAGACAAAAGTAACTGATTAACAGTTGATTTGTCTAAGGTCTCTGGAATATTCATTTCTTACCCTTTGGTTTAGACATAGCCGCCTCGGACAAAGCAATAGCAATGGCTTGTTTTGGGTTAGTGACGACCTTTTTATTGGTAGTCAACTTGCCCTTGCCAAACTCAGTCATTACTTTGCTGATCTTCTTTTGGGCTTTGGTTTTCATATCAGTACATGATCTTGGCTGTGATTGTGCCAGTTACATAAACTGTGCAATTGGCTCTTAAATACTTAGGAGCGTTAGCAATAGTAATAATGCCATCACCAGTTAAGGCCGTACCAATCGTTGAATATGTTATCCCGTCCAAACTGCCTTGCAAAGCAACAGTAGCACTTGTAATGCCTGAAACTTGAAGAAATGCGGGTTGACCAAGATCAGATTGGACTGCGGTTGATGCGCCAGTAGCGACAACGGCATTCAAAAGTGTAATTGGAGCAGTTATAGCCATTATTTACCCCTTGTGGATTTCTTCATCATGTTGGTAGCAGTACGACCACCACGGGTAGGCATAGCTTTAGGCTTACCAATAGCAATCATGACAGTAACGGGCATAGATTTCTTCTTGCCATACTCTTTGGCTTCTTTCTCGCCTTTTTCTGTGTATGGGAATTTCTTGTTTCCAACTTGTG